GGGGGCCTTCAACAGCCCCCTTTAAAGTTATTTATTACGCTCCGTTAGAACCGTAGATACCTCTATAGTCAGATACGCCAAATACGTATCTTTCTCTAGCTTTGTATCTTACGTTTCCAGTATCAAAGTCACCTTCCATAGCTGTTTTGATAGGTGATCTATCAAAGTACTTCATACCATTTGGTACATCAGTAATAATGAAGAACTGATCAGGATCAGTTAAGAAATTGTTCACTCTGTAACCTTGAGGAACCATTCCCATAGATCTGATAGCATTGATATCATTATCAGCTGTAGCTGTTCTACCTTGAGAAGCCATTAGTCTCTCAGCTGTGAATTGAAGAGCTGAAGGAATAATTAATTTTAATCCTTTTGCTGCAATCAATAAACCTCTTTCGTCAGTCATTTCAGCGATGTCTATTAAAGACTGCTCTAATGACGTTTCGTTAAGGTCAGCTTGTACTGCTAACGTATTCGCAACGTTTCCAGCGATTGTTGGGTGAGATCTGCTAAACAGAACTACGCCGTCACCAGATTGGAATGTAGTAAATCCATTCACAAGAGGTGTTACCGCTTTTGTTTGTTTAGTCTGAGCCATAGATCTTGCTAACGCTTTTGTATATCTAGACGCAAGTCTGTCATACAAGTTGTCCTCGATTGCTTCTTCAGTAATCGCGAACGCTAACGCAACAGTTTCCATAGTGTATCTTGCCGTGTATGTTTCTTGTGCGTTGTCAAACACTACACCAGAACCTTCTGGTTTAGTTTGTGCTTGTCCAAAGCCAGATAACATTACTTCTTCTTCAAACGCTCTGTCTGAAGTTTCAGTAGCATAGATCTCAGCATGTTGGTTTTCGTATTGTTTATACTCCAGGCCGAAAAGGGCGTTTAAACCTGGTTCTAGTTCTTTAACTAGTTGTCCTCTACTTATTGCCATAGTTTATCTCCTTATACTCCTACAGTACCCTTCAAGAAGTGCTCGTTAATGCTGCAAACAAAGTTTGCGTTTGTAGCGTACGTAGTCACATTTGAAGTGTTATTGTTTTCTGCGTCTTTAGTCACACCAAGTATTCTCAATTGAGCTGTACTTGTAGTAACCGTAGATGCGTTTAGTTCAGACTTGGACTGAAAGTTTGCTGTAGTCCCAGCCGTAACTTCGATGTCCGCATTTAAGAAAACAGATGTTAACGCTAATGCAGCGTTAGACTGAATCTCAAATCTTTCATACGGGTCATCTGATATAAAACCAACAATGTCCGTTGCCGTATTTGAAGCTTTCAAATGGTTAGCGAACGTTGGCTTGTTTGTATTGGCGTCGGTAAAAAACACACCAGTAAGTGTACCGATTAAAGTATCACCTGCAGCCGCTTGTGCAATTGTTGCAGTGTTGATTGCTTTTACAGCATCGTTCTGAAAAATTGCCGGGGCGCTAGCAGCGATATTATATTCTGATAGACCTTGGTTGTCGTTATTTTGACCAACTTTACCAATTGCTCTCATTCCGAATGGAGCATCTTTGTTAGTTGCCATGTTTTTTTCTCCGTTTGTTAGTTAATCGTTGGTCTAGGAATCGTTAAAAAATTAACTTTTCTTTGTACCACCGAAGTTTACACGAGTTTGTCTATCAATATTGATAGGCATACTCTTATGCTGTTGTCCTTTAAGATCGTGATCCATTGCTTCAACGACTTGCTCATGTTTCTTTTGATAGTGAGCATTTCTTTGTTGCGCGATCTCAACAGGCACTCTTGCCAGCAACAAGCCACCAACTCCGATCACTCCAGCGTATTTGCCGTCTTCAACTCTTGGATAATCACCGTCAGGATATTCATCGGCTCTTACTAATTCATAACCAGATCTTAATCTGCCCTGAATGTTCTTAGCATCGTTGAAACCCATGGTTTCGGCTCTTAGCCACCTATGTTGAAAACCATCAGGCGCTGGTGGTGCATCTAAATTTGATGGTGGAGTCCAAACTTTTTTCTTAGAGCTCTTGTCTCTAGTTTGGCTCGCACGGGAAGTTCTTTTTTCTATTTCTTTTGTCATATGCTTATACCTCCTTCGTGATTTGACTTAATTGTCTTGCATACTCTTCGAGTGGCACACCTAATTTTTTAGCGATTGTTTGCTGTGATGGCGTGAGTCTCACAGTCTTGCGTCCAGGTCTTACACTTCGCTTCGCTTCAGCTACTATTTGTGTAGGTTTGGCCGTTGGTTTAACCTCTGTTGTACCAAATTTATTAGGAAATTCAAGTCTTATTCTCTTATCTATTTCCGCATAATATTCGTTACTATTAGGATCGAACCCTTCATCTTCAGTTAATTTCTTATGAAGATCAAATGCAGTGTATGTCATAGCACTATCTTTACCAAACCACTCGTTTCTAGAAGCCCATTCTTCCGCTCTTGGGTCTTGCGTAGGTTGTCTTGGTTGTAATGCTTGATCAAGAGTTTGTCTAGCTTCTGGTTTAGCTTTAGTTTGCTCTTCAGCTTTTGCTTTAGCTTCTAACCATTGTGCTTTTCTAACTCCTACTTCAGATATTTCTGCCATTGCGTCAGCTTCTGCATTTACATCGTTAGCTTCTCTAGCTTTTGCTAGTTTGGCTTTCGCTGCATCTAAACCTGCAGTAATACTTTTTTCAGTGGCATCAAGAAAACCTGGTTCTAATTTTCCAAGTTTTGCTTCTACTGCTTTTCTGTTTGCTTCAACTTTTTGAGCGTAAGTGATAGCGGCTTCTTTTTGTCTTTCCGCTTCTCTCCACTTCTTCGTAAGTTTAGCAATTCTTTTTTTAACACCATCGCTGTATTCACCAAGTTCGTCTTTTGGTTTTTCTTCTTCAGCTTTAGGTTCTTCTGATTTTACTTCTTCCTTGGGTTCTTCTTTTGTCTCCTCTTTGACAACTTCACGAACATTTGGATTTTCAACTGTTTCTTCTTTTTGTTCGACAACAGCTTCGTCTTTTGTTTCTTCTATATCTACATCAACTTCATTTCCTGAAGTATCAATAGGAACGTTTTTTTCAACGTCTTGCATAGTTATCTCCTATGTTAGTATTGATGGACGATATCTTCTGGATTTTTGATGGTAGCTAGAACTTCATCGTCGTTTAAAAGTCTAACTTCCCCACCGTCGATCATGATTCTGCTTCCTGCATATCTTGCAAAAACTATCCAGTCACCTTTTTTACACCAAGGTCCTTCTGGAAATTTGTCTTTGTCATAACAGTGTGGTCCCATTTCTAAAACGAGTCCGCAGTTTGATCCGACTTGCTGTCTTTCTATAGTTTCTTCTGATAGGAATATTCCACCTTTTGTTTTGGCTGCCATTTTAAAAGGTAAGACTAATATTCTCCAACCGGTTGGTTGAGGTAATTTTGTAGATTCTTTGTTTTGAATTTTGTCTAAAACTTCTTTTTCTTTTTTTTCAATATCTTGGTTTTCTTTTTGATATTTTTCTTCTAACGCTAATTTAGTTTTCGGTATCGCGTTTGAATCTGATAATTGTTCCGTCTTCATTTTTTTGCTCCTTCTTTGGTTCTAGCAGGTTAGAGATTTCCTGTGAAATTTTTAAATAGGCATGTGCCTGTCCCATTAAGTACTTGTATTTCTCCATATTGTCAATACCCCCACCAATCATTGTATCTGCTAGTGATTGGTAAGATTCCTTTAAATACTTTTGTATTTTATCTATTATTGTTATTGGATCTTCCATTATTTAACGTACCTTTCTATTACTTTTATTTTTTCCTCTGCATCTACTATGACCTGTAATAACTTATCCATTTCATTTAAATGCTGTGGATGTTCTCCTATTCCTACAGAGTTCTTAACATATATATTTAAAGTTGCAATAGACTCAGCTATTTGTGCTTCGTATCTTTTTTTTAGCGCTTCTAACATTAAGTTTTCCTCCCTTTCCTGATTGTTTCTTTACCTTTTTTAAATATGCTTGCCACCTTTGCCTTACCCATAACTTTGGCTCTCTGTTCACCAACAGTGAGTATTTGGATTTTTCTTGCAAACGGTTTAGATATCTTCTTAACTTTTGCAACAGTCTTACGAGCATCAGTAGGGGTCGCAAACTTAATTCCAACAGTATCTTTAGGATTCTCATCTGTATATAGTCTCCTCCCAGAACCTTTTGGTTTTTTACCTGTGCCTACTTTAGGGTCTTTTCTTGCCATTTTACTCTTCCAATTGTTTACCAAATAACATTGTAAAACTTATTCTTCTATTTTCAAGTCCATCTTTCATAGAAACACCTGATGTTCTATGAAAATAAGCGCCATTAAATAAAATTCCTCTATTATATTTATAATTGTATTTAGTAGGTTTAACATTAGATTTTTTAATTAACTCTTCAACTTTTTTAGGATTTGCATTCCAGTCTGCTCTAGTCCAATTTCTTGGTGGTAATAATTTATAGATTTCAAGACCATTTTTCTTTTTATCTTTTGTACATTTATTAGGGGTAACCCATATATTTAAATTACTAGTCGATGGATCTGCATGTAAAGGAACGCCCCCTACATTATTATTATAAATAAAACTCCAAGCTCTTTCAAAAGGATCAAGAGCAGGTAATTTTTTTTGTAAATTATCTGCAATCTTAATACTCATAATATCAGAGTGACGAAAATGATTAGTGCCTTTGTAACCATTATAAACATCATCACATGTTAATGCACTTAGAATTCTATTTCTTAAAATAGATAAACATTCGTCAGTTAATAAATTATCTAATACTAAAATTTTTCCTGCTTTTAATTTAGTATTTAACTCTTTCCAATTTTTTCTATTTTTTAGAACTTTTACTTTTTCTAGATCCACCTATAACTCCTTTTAATGTCTTAGCTTGAGCAGCGTGTGTTTTAGAGGCTTTTGTCAAACCTTTAATAACTTTTTTAATTGCTCTTTTTTTCTTTAACATTTCCATCTCCTTCTTGCCTGACGGATTCTTGAGTTCGGATCATTACGAGTTTTTGCTGATGCTCTTTTGAGTTGCCCTAGTGAACGTGCGCAGTATGATTTTCTGCGTTTGGCAGCTTTTGATCCTGGCTTCACTTTTCCAGTCACGGCTGTTTTTAGTTTAGAACCGGGATTTAATCTTCTATAAGCTTTGACCCCGGCTTGAGTCATGCCTGCTCCAGATTTTGTAGATCTGAAATTCTTTTTATTTCTAGCTGGCATTTTTGCTCGACCACCATCTTTAAATCCTGGTGCGTCTACCATTCCAGCATAGTATTTTTTATAACTTGAATTTTGTGCGTTAAGAGTTCCTTTTGGAGTTTGAAAATCACTCTTCATGTATGAACCAATATATTTTGTATTTGGCATTCTCATACTAGTCCTCCGAATCTTGCAAATGTTTTTACGTTAGTTGGTTTAGGTCCAGTATTAGATGCTTGTCTTTTTCGTTTGACAGCACTCGCCTTTTGCGAGCTTGACATTCGTGTGGCTTTTGCAAGTGGCACGCATTTTGGATACTTCCGCTTGCTTCCCTTCTGACGACCGCAAGGTTGATATTTCCCGTCTTTCTTCGGTGCTCCTATATCTACCCACTTCTCGTCTAACCATTCTTTAAGACCTTTTTTTGCCATTAAATTATTTGTGTTTTTTTATGCTTAATAACTTTACCTTGGCCTCTTCCCATTACGTCACCAACAACTCTTCCACCACTCTCATATTTTTTAGCTAGAGATGGAGAAATTTTGTTTTGTACACCTTCTGGTAATTTACTAAAGCCTTTAAATTTACTTGGTACATTTTTAGCCATTGCAGATCCTCCGTTTGCTTTTTTAGTTCTTCCTACTTTACCCTTACAATATTTAGAGGCCCAGATATTAGCATAAGCGCTAGGGTAAACTTTGAATTTACGCTTTGCTGCTGCTTTTCCTGCTGGACACAATTTTGCCATGTTAGCCTCTCTTGTTTAATTTTTTTAGAGTCATCGCAAATCTTGCACGTTGACCTAATTTACCTTTTTTCTTTGCCGCCGCTTTTAATTTAGAATCCGGAATCTTTTCACCTTTTTTAATTTTAAGGGCTTTTCTTAAAGACCCCGGTTTCTTAATTGCTTTTTGAATAAAATTTTTAGACATTACTATCTATTAATTTTACCTTTTTTCTTCATCTTGCTACCGAATTTTCCGTAAGACTCATCTCTAGAAGCTTTTAATTGCTTCTTAGTTCTTTTCTTCTTAATTCTCATAGCAATAGATTCATCTTTTCTAGCGTTGTAACCTTGTTTCTTCTTGCCAACTTTACCACCTTTTTTGTACATAGCACCACCTCTCATGCCCATGTCATCTTGGTAATAACCAGATTTCATATCTTTTCTTGCAGTCGACATTGATCCTCCGCCAGCTTTCATCGCTCGGCCGCCAGATTTCATAAATCTAACATTTGATCTTACTCCGTTTTGTCTCATTTTTTACCTCCGTTGTTTTATTGTTTTTAACTATTTGGTGCCACATCTCTCAAATTATTTGCTTGAATATACGTAACTGTTACAGTTGCTTGACCTGTAGTTGATGTTGTTCCTACTGTTATAAGAGTAGCAGTTACTTGCGTATCTTCATCAACACGATCCATATTATCAAAGGCCGAACTTTGTTGTGTGTGTTCTGCCACAGCTTTAGCATTTTGAGCCGCAGTATAAAAAGCTGCTGTTGCTCCACCTGAATCAGTTTTACCAACCGACATAGTCGCACTAGTTCCTGCGTTACTGGCTATTGCAAAACGCATTAGTACTTCTACTATTTGTGAATTCTTAGGTATTACACCTACGTTGTAAGTATTTGTTCCAGCTGCTACTGCCATACTAATCATTATTGACTGAGTCATAGCTACTTGACCTGTATTTTTTACATTGTTGCCAAGTATTGTTCCCGTTGTGTTTGAGATCGTTCCAGCTTTAATCGGTCCTGAAAATGAAGTTGTTGCCATATTATTTTTTACCTCCTCTAAAAATTTGTGTTCCCTTGATACCATAAATACTCGCCACGACAAGGATCCACAAATTTGTAAACCATGACGGTAATTGCGAGAACATGTCAAAAAACATTTTGACCTTGTCCATCGCTGTCGGGTCGTCTGATACGACTGCCCATGCCAACACCGCTACCGGAGTTGACAATATTATAAGAACGGCTTCGTCCTTCCAATCTGATTGTCTCGCTTCTAACAATTTACCTTGGTAAGCTTCCTCACCTCGAGCTTGTTTTTCTGCATGCAATAATTGTGCTTCAGACATTGCCATTTTAGCTTTTTGTCTGTTAGCATAAATTTTAGAACCAGCTTGTGCGGCTAATTTAATCGCTTGTAGCCACATAAACTAATACCAAGTTGCTGTTTTTTTCTTATCAGCTAGCATTCTTCTTCTACCTCGAACATCAACTGTATTTCCTTCGTTGATTTTGTTCACAGGATCGTCTTGGTTGGTAATAATTTTAGATCTTGGGTCTACTGCTACTTTCCCAACCTCTTCTTTATACTCAACACCACCTGTTTGGTAGCCGTCTTTACCAACTCCTAGCTCTTTAGTTATTTTAACCATAGTTTTCTCCTTATTAAATTGTTTATACCTACTTTTTAGGAAAATTTCTACCAAAATCAAATTTTTTGCCTGCGGTAGACATTTCTTGCTTCGTTAAACTTGTTGCAGCTCTTAATTCTGCTAATTCTTCCGTCTGATCTAGCTTCTGTTGGAAGTTAGCTTGGTTCATCATAGCTCTCATACGATCAAGATTAATTCTTTCTTCATCATCTTCAGCTCTTCTTTGATTTTCAGCTGCTCTCAAGTCTAATTCTCTTGATTTTAACTTAGTTAATGGGTCAGCACCTAAGCCGCCATTAATTTCTGAGTCTTCTTTTTTAAATTCTGCCATCATTTCAGCAATCAATACAGCTTTTCTAGACTCAATCTTTTGCATCATGTTCATTAACTGAGGTTGAAGCTGCGGATTTTGCTGAATTTGTTGTTGCATCATAGCTACTGTTTGTAATTCTTGTGCAAATTCTATTTCAATCTGCTCTTGAGACATTAATGAAATGTGTTCCATAATATTTTTCTCAATACTTGCTACCATCATCGGTGAATTTTGTACTAAGTTAGTAGCTAAGAAATTTAAATGCGCTGTGATGTGAGCTCTATGGTCTTGACCAGGGAAAGCTTGAAAAGGTTTACCAGCCATTGCATCAATATGTTCTAATGCAGGGTCTTTTGGCATTGGCGGTTGTGGTTTTTTTAATAACAAATCAATATCTTTTACACCTAACGCTTCATACATATTTCTATACGCTTGATAAACGTTGTGGACTTGTGGATTGGAAACTGCCAGCTGAAGTTCCGTTTGTGCGAGAGAGATCCTCTGT